TACGCGCTGCAATCTGGATTGACCTTTTGCTTTACGTTAACGTCAACGTAAAGAAAAACACATTGGCTAGCTGGCTATGCTGCAGTGCAACATTTTGTTGGGCGGTCTGGGTCATGATTGCGCGGGTCATGACTGCGTAGGTCATGACGTCATGACTGCGTAGGTCATGACCGAATTTGCATGGGTGTGTTACTGTGTTAACACAGCACATGGGCAATCTGGGTCATGGAAATGCAGGCCGTTCTTATAAAGAACAATTTATAACCATATAGGTTAATTATATACTTTTTTCATACTGACTATACAATCCATTACCCAGATTACCCAGAACTCTCCAAGACCCGCGCATTTGAGCCGTTTTTTTCTGGGCAATTTATAGCGAAACCATGACCCAGCAAATGACCATTTCGCCCAGTTTCAGGACCCATGATTTTCGCCCTATTTTTTCTGGGTCATTTTCTGGGCGGTTTCTGGGTCATGTTTTTTGGCAAATGACCCAGAAAATACCCTCATAATATTTGTGGATAACTTTTTTTAGCGCAACACATTTTAGTGCTTGACGTTGTTATTTGAGGGTATATAAGAGGGCATCAACAATGCAATGGAGTGAGACACCATGACAACAAACCGCGTAATGCGCCTTAACAACAATCCAGATGCACGCGGCTTTATCATCCGCGTATTAGAAGAAACGCATCGCGACGTTTTAGGTAACATTCATTTTAAAGTTATCGCATCCGAAACCGCTGGCACTAAAAAATCTGCCAACGCGGTTTATGACCGTTTGCGCGCGGATTATGTCGCATGAACAAAGAATATATCATTTGGGGTAAGCCACCGCATAGCGACGACGAAACTTTGCTGGTGTCTGAAACCGCTGGCATTGCCAGCATGGAACAAGCGCAACGGGTTATCGCGCAACTAACAGATATTCACGGATGCCGCGATTGTCGGGTTCAAGTGTTTACGCTTGGCAACGGCGCGGACGTCATAAACGCATTTAAAGGGACAATCGCATGACGCAGACAGTTTCACAATATTACCTTGACGGCATTAGCGAGGGCCGCGCCATGCTGAACGCATGGAAGGCTGAAGGCATGGCCGATACGGACTTGCCAGCACTCGCACAAGCGCACCTTGACAACATTAAGCGCACAGCGCGTTCATTCGACGCGCAATCGCCAGTTGGCCAAATGCTGCGCGGTGAGCGCGACTTTTGGCGCAACAAATTGAAACAAGTATAAACAACAATCAACAGGAGCAAACAACATGGCACAAACAATTCACACGTTCACCAAAGATGGTTTCGACATTCGTTTCGCAGTCATTCCAGAATTGACGCATCCTAACGACCTTTTCGACGATGATGGTGAGGCTGCACGGGCAATCGCCGCAGGCGATTATGAATGGTTCATCGCTAACGTCACCGCCAGCAAAAACGGAATAGAACTGGCAGACGAATATCTCGGCGCGTGTTGCTACGCAACCTACGCTGATTTCATGGCTGACCCCTATTTCGACGATATGGTCACCACTGCAATCGACGTAGCGCGTCAGAACATTGACGCGCTGACCGCCGACTAACACCACCGGAGCGCGGAGCAATCCGCGCCGAGGATGGCGCTAGTGCCAACAACGGAGTGAGAAACTATGTCATATGTTACACAAGCAATCGAAACCAAATATCTTGGTGCGACCAATGCCAAGGGTGGACGCATTAAAGCTACCGCATGGGCTGGCAGCATTACGTTGCCATATGATTATGCGTTAGACGCTCAAGAAAATCATGAGAAGGCCGCTACTATGTTGCGGCGCAAACTGAACTGGGGAGGCAAATACGCCCAAGGCGCAAACGTCAAAGGCAATGGCTACTATTTCGTCAATGTGGAGGGCGCGTAACATGAAACGCTATCCAAATTATATTACCTTTGCATGGCAGCGTTGCGGCGACGATTGCGACTATGAGATTGTCGGCACGTTGAACGGCGAAACAATCGACGAAGATGCCCTCTGGAATTACCTTGTCCTGCATACGCTGGCTATTTTGAAATTGTCAGAACATGACGTGCAAGCATACCACCGCGAAGACGTTTACGCTGTCATTGAACATGATGGCGACGACTGGACGCCTATCGACCTAGAGGCCGTAAAATGACAGACAATCAACTGAACCTAGCAATCCGCTTGGGCCTATTCGCCCTAATCGTGATTGTTGCCAACTACTACAAATATACCGGCGGTGCATCATGATAGCCCACATAGCAGTCACAACATTCTTTTTGGGCGTCCTTGCCCTATCCGTCTACGCAATCGTTAAAACAGTGAAGGGAGCATAAAATGACATTCCAAAAACATATTGACGCAATCGCCAGCGGCAGCGTCACGAAAACAAACATCATTGGCTTACGCAAAGCCCTTAACGCCGAGGGCCGCCGCCGCGCCGGACTATCGGTTAGCACGACCTGCCCCAAGGCAGCGGGTGATGATATATATCTGGCGCTTGCCATGATTGACCGCGACCGTCCTAAAGTTGTCGGCGAATTGCATGACAGCGGCGTCAAGCTATTGCAAAGCAAACGCTACGCAAAGCGGCTTGCCAATTATTCGGACATTATCGAATGGCCTAGCCATTTTGAATTGTGCGGATTTGACCGATTAGGCCGCTACGGCGACTATGCGGTGCCAGTATACCGCCTTGTTGGGCAGAATGGCGGCTCATTCAAGTTTCGCAATATCCCTTGGCAATCGGGCGGCAACGGCCCCGAAATAGTTTAACAAAGCAAAAGGAGCATAAAATGACAGACAACATAGCCGAATTATTCGAATTCATACGCGCCGTGACGCCGTATCTAGAGGATATGGGCAATCGCGGCGACCATGAGGCGATGCACCTACACATTGTGGCTGTGGGCATACTGGCCGAACACGGAGAGGAAATTGACTAATGACACACACAGAAGATTTAGCGCGTTATGCAGCCATCTTTGCAGCAGATGCTGGCACTGACGCTCTGTATTACGATGACCGATACACCGACGAAATGGCCGACCTGTGCGTCAGTGTTGCCTTGGAAGCAATCATGCGCCGTGACGCAGCGCAAGCGGCTGGCAAGGATTTTTACGCCTGTGCGTTTGTCGAAGCGGCGGCCAATGCGTTGAACCAATGCCATGCGGCCACGCTGGAACAGCTATTTGACGCTGGGCAGCAGGAAAGTGACAGCCTTGCAGGGAAGGGAAAATAACATGACACAAGACCGCAATTACCTACGGATGTTATCAAACCGCGAATTAATCAGCATGGGGCGCGAACGCGACAGCGGCGATGATTTAGTCCTTGTGCTGGCAGAACGCCTATCAGACTTGGCACACTTCAAAGCGCACCTAGAGGCCGCGCAAGCCGAGATAGATGATTTAGAGGCCGAAATAGCCATCCTTAAAGCCAAATGACGGCCCTGTTGGCAGGAGCCGCCCTATTCCTTTTGACCTTATTATTAGAGGATTGACCAATGAACCAATATCAAATTGCAATCGTTGTGGCGCTCATGGCGCAAGCTGTGACGCTGTTCCTGCTATGGATAACGCATAAAGACCGCCAATTTTGGCAAGTTATGTGGACGCACGATGCAGCCGAATTGCTATTCTGGAAACGCTACGCCGTGCTGCGCGACCCTAAGTCGGGCAAATACGTCAAAAAAGCGAAGCGGCCATGATAGAATATGCCGTTCGCAAGCAGATAAAGCACCTGTGCGGCTATATCAGCGACAAAAGCGCCGTGTTGCAGCACGTCAACAGGGAGCACAACCTAAACTTGACGATGGCCGACATTATAGAGGCATCCACCACGCGCCACCGCGCACGGCGGACCGACCTAAAGGCCATGACGCCATCGCCGCTGATTGTGACGCATAGAAGCAGGGGTTACGACCCGCTGGCTAGGGCGCTGTTCAAATACCATGCGGCGCGGACGTTCGGCCCTGAGCAAGCCTACTGGCTCGACAGGCTGAACGACCGCAAGCCGAAACCGACAACTACAATCGAACTGTAAAGGAAACCAATGATTAAACCACAGCAAGCCGCGCCTATCGGGCGCAAGCACCGCGTCTCATCCGACAGCGCATGGCCGCTACGGGGCGCAGACGGCAGGACATTCGCGGAACGCCGCGCAACACATGAAAAGGAACAAAGCAAATGAACGAAGTGCAAGATATAAAAGATAGGCTCGATGAATTTTGCACCGAGTTTGACATAGTAGAAAAACACCTCGGCAGTTTGAGGCTGCTTGCTGGAATGGCCTATGTTCTGGGGCTTGAACTTGAAGTGCGAATGTCACCACGCGAGGAGCAAAGCGAATAATGGCTAGACCAATGTTTTACCCGATGGGAACGCTGGAAGTTGGCGAAGTCGCCACCATGCCAGCAGAGAATAAAGGCGATGCCAAGCGCACCAGCCGCAACGTGTCACAATATGGCCTGCGCCACGGCAAAGCCTTCAAGTGCCGCACTGTGGAAGGCGTAACATTCATAACGAGGATAGTATGACAGACGAAGAAATCACAAAAGCCGCACGGGAAATCTGTGCCGCGCAAGCCGACAAGCAGGACAACTATGAGGTTTACCAGCGTTACCTGATTGGCGATTATGACCACACGATCTGGATGCGCCTCGTTGAGCAAGGCATCCGGCGTGGGCTTAAGGGGCAGGCAATGGTTAAGACCCAACACTGCCCCAACTGCGAAGCCACCGAGCAAAAGCTGCATGACTTCCGACAAGAGGTGAGCGATGCGGTGGAAGGCTATTTTCAGCCACCAAACTATTTAGGTAAATTTAACGACACTTTAGGCCGCTTCATCATCCCCAAGCCCAAGCCTGACCCGCTGGTGGAGGTGATGGAGGACTTGGGTTGGTATGACGCAGACACTGATGCCGAAAATCTCCGCGCCGCACTGGAAGCCCGTGGGCTGGAGATACGGGAGAAGGGCAATGGCTGATAAAATACCAGTCTACATCCACGCCGCACGGCCTGTATGGCGGGAAGACCGTTGGCCTGCGGTTGGCGGGTTCATAGACCCCGCCAACATACGCTACCGCATCGACCCCAAGACGGGAGAGCCGCTGCGTATCTATGGCGACCTTGCCGTTTTGCTCAACAGTGACGGCTCAACAATAATTGAACACCGAGACGAAAACAACAGGCTCTACATGACCAGCTACCGAGCCGTCCCCTACCCTAAAGATTGGAAAGCAACATGACCGACAACGATGATGATGATGAACTTGCGCTGCCCGAACGCTACATCGAACGGGCTGGGGAAACCTTGGCCTATCGCTTGATGGAATATCTGGAGTTTCTGGGCGTGATAGGCAAAGACCATGTGTCCTATCTGCGCTATCCGCCCATCGAATTGATAGAAGACGCTGAAAAAGCATTGAGAGATGAAGCATGACCCTGCGCCAGTTCCTACAGGACAATTTTGGCTGGGATATTTATGATTGGGAAATAGATGACATTCGGTTCTGACACACGCAAATCTAAGCATGGCATTAACGCAATGGAAGTGGGCGAAGTCCGCGTATTTGATACGCCGACTGAACACGACAAGCACCTACTCCGCCGTTCGGCACACAACCAGAACGAGCGGACGGACAGGCACTACATAACACGCTCTAAAGGTGACAAGCTGACAGTCACCCGTGTCCGATAACTGACAATAAAAAGCCCCCTGCGGAGTGAGGACGCAGGGGGCTTAAAAAGGCCAACGGAGCAACATTGACCTTGTCCTTATATCATCGCAACCAAATGGTTGTCAATTCTTGCCTATCGACGGCATAATACTCGACTTAGGCAACTCTTCTGCCAAGCGGCGCAAGTCTGATTTGTTCCGCTGGCGCACGTCAGGCGCGGCGAAGATGTGCTTCTTTGTGGGATACTCCACAGAGTGAACGCGGCCTATGTCAACCCATCCAGCTTCCTTTAGAGCGTGTAGGAGCGCCGCCTGTGGTATCTTCACGCCAGCAGGCACGTTGATTGCCAGCGCGTCACAGATACGATGGAACGGGCCGCCGATCACGCCATTGGCGAACACACCCGCCTTCTCGCGCATCATGTCTACCAGATAGCTTTCGGCAACGCTCATGCCATGCTCGACCATGTTCAGTTTCCATTCGGTCACTGGCGGCGCAGCCGCAGGGTTGAACGCCGACACGTCGCGTTGATGGAGCCAAGCGGCGCACTTCTCATAGCCGCCGTTCTTATACCACGCCCACAGCTTGTCCGCTGCGGCTGGAGCCATGCGCGGCGCGTGCGTCCACACGCAGAACCACCGCCTGTCCTGTGTCGGCAGCGTGATGGGCAGCGGATCGTTCGTGTAAGCGATGACCATCAGGCGGTTCACCAGTTCGTAAGGGTGCATCCCCTTGCGGTTGACTGTCAACGTCTCAGGCGGCGCAGCGATGAGCGGCTTCAGCTTGTTAGCCATAGCGCGGCGCTCTCGTGCCTCTGGTTCCTTCAACTCGTTCAGGATGACAACCTCAGCCTCAAGCGAATAGCCCCACTGGCTGTCCAACCCGCCAGCCTCAATGACTGACCTGTTGCGCCAATGCTTGCCGCCCAGCGCCCACAGGAACGGCTGGAACATACTGTCCTTACCGACGCCTTCATCGCCGCCGATTAGGATGGCATGGTTAATCTTGACGTTGGGATGCTGTATCTTGAACGCCATAGCGTTAAGGATGTGGTCTAGTTCTTTGTCATCAGCCACCAAATCGCGGCAATGCTGAAGCCACGGCTCAACGTCATGATCGGCGATTGCATCGCTGTCTGACACGTCAGGGCGCCCGTCTGTCCACCTGTTGCCGTAGACAAGCCCGTCACGCGTCACCAACACGTCATCGCCAGCGGCGAACGTCACCGCCGACAGCGCAGGAGCGCCGCGATCTTGACGGCGCTCATCATAATAGATGGACGCCTGCACGCGCTGGGTCTTTTTGTGGATGGAGCGGCATTCAACGTGACGGAACAGCGCGTTAAAGACGTTGCGGGCTATCTCTTGACGCGTCACCATGTCAAAATAGCAGTCATCGGACTGGATATAAGCGAAACGCTCGAACCATTCGTTTTGTTCCAGCCGTCCGGCTTCTTTCTTTTCAACCTCACGCACACGCGCTGCGGCCTCATCAGGAAAGGCATCATTCGGCGCGATCTTGTCATACATCGACGCCAGACGTTCGGCGATGAGTTCGTCACGCAATCCCGGAGTTACCTTCGGGCCACCATTGTTGTCTACCCAATCAAGAAAGGCGCGGCTGTCTAGGTCTTGGCAATGCCCGTGGTAGCAGCAAAACGAGCGGTCGAGCGGCTTGTAGCGCGCCTCAACCATGCCGTCGCTGTGTTGCTCATAGTTAGGACAAACGATGCCGCACCAGCCGTCAGCATTAGGTGCGCTAAGAACTAGGCTGTTTTCGTTTAGCCATGTCAGGACGTTGTCAAGGCCATTGTCGCGCAACTGCACCGTTTTATACTCGGCTGTGTCGCCTTCCTGTGGCGTGACGCCCAGCGCCGCGCATATTTCATCCAGCGTGTATTCACGCTCAGGGTGGAACTCGACCAGCCGCGCCGGAAAGTTATTGCGCCCGCGCTTCAGGTTGACGCTGCCGGGTATACGACAGTTGCGGACGGCGTTAGTCGCGCCGGGATCGGTGTAGCCAGCATCCGCGATGGCCTTGATGGCCGCGCAGAAGTCGCCTTTCTTTGGTTGGTCGCTGAACGCGTAGCCCCATTGGAACGAACCTTCGCTGGTTTCCAACACCCATGTCGGGTCAAGCGGCGGCTCTTTTGATTTCGTGCCAACGTCATCCAGCATCATGAACAGGACATATTCGACGTTGCTCGACTTGGCGGACGGCTTGCCGTCTACAAAGCGGTCAACGATGAACGAGCCTGTGTTGATATACCACGCCTCGCCTTCTTTGATGCGTGCCTTGTCAGGCATGAACGCAGGAAAGGTGGCGGATGGCACGCCGTCAGCATGGTAGATGATGCTGCCATCAGCGTCATACTTGGGCTTCTGACGCAACAACAGCGCCGTCTCGCCAGTTTCGCTGGCTAGGCCGGTGACGTAATCTATAAACTTGATGCGATCCTCACTCATCGCTTGCTCCTTATTTGCCATATCGTTCCATAACTGCCACTTCTGCGTTCAGGGGTAGCCCTGATGCCCAAGGTGGCGGCTCACACATAATCTGCACCAGCCGCGCTGCGGCGGCTTCGGCTTCATCCTCTGGCACTTCCAAGACGATTTCATCGTGGATGTGCAACACTACGTTGTCCAATCGACGCAAGGCGGAGCGCAGCAAGTCGTTGGCGACAGCCTGCGTGATGTTCTCACACGCCAGACCGCGCCACAGCCGCGCCCTCGGCCACTCTTTCGCATCTGCGGCTGGCTTCCATGAAGCCTTGGCATAGGTCAGATTGCCTTCTTCGTCAAAACGGGCGAAAGGATAACATAACACACGTCCGGACGGAAGAGCATACCAAAGATGCAATCCATCAAATAAATATGTGACGCGGCCAACGGTGAACTCGCGGCCCTTGTTCCGCATGGCGCGCATATAGGTTTCCTCAAGGCCCGACCAATACGGCACGGCCCATTTGTTTGCCCTGCGCCATGCGTCTACCATGCGCTTTGCGTCGCTCTCCGACATGGTCAAGCCGTAGATGCGGCCCATGCTGGCGAACGCGCCGACGCCACCGGCAAAGCCGCACGCCAACTCCTGAACCTTGCCGATTTGGCGCTGGTCTTTATCGACCTCGTCATAGCCGACATGGAATGTCGCCATAGCGTTGTGCTTGTAAACGTCCTCACCCTTGGCGAAGATATCCAGCTTGTTTGCGCCGAAGGTGCTGTTGGACGCCCACGGCGTGACGCGCGCTTCGATAGCAGCCCAGTCAGCGACGATGAGCCGCTTGCCTTTGTCGGCCATCAGCGCAGGGCGTAGCATACCTTTCAACACGTCCGTCACGCGGCGACCATGCTCAGGGACTATTCTGTGGCCGCGCACCATAGCCTGCCGCACTAATGCCGGGTCATCGGCACATTTTCTTGGGAAGTTGTGGACCTGAAGCCCAAATGACGAAGCACGGCCAGTAGCGCTGCCTCCTGCAAATACGAACGCTCCTCTAACACGAAAATCTTCCTCATCAGCGAGCGCCGCCGCACGCTCGAACTTTGCAACGGACGATGCCCACAAATCGTCCGCGCACTGGATAACCTCCGCAACTTCTGCCGGTACTTCATCTGGGTTCTCCTCCGCCAACGCGAGCAAATTAGCGCGCACGTTCTTGTCAATAGATAGCTTGGCTTCGCCGTCTTTGTAAATGGTCGCCAGTTCGAGCGCCTGCGGCCCTACACGGTCCAACACCCATTTACGCATCTTCGGGCTGCGGACGGACGTTATCTCGCCCTGCGTCACCTCTGCGACGATGTCTTGTATCTCGACCATCTCTTCTTGTGCGTAGCGCACAGCGGCCAGCGCCAGCGGCCTGTCGAGCAGGACGCCACGGTCATTGATGCGTTCGTTGGTGTGATAGTCGGCCAACTCATCCGCCGACAGCGGACGCTGCGCCTGCGCGATAGCGCGCATGGCACGGACATCCTGCGCTCCGTATTCACGAAACTCATCAAATAGGGCTGGATCGTCGCTATACGGCGGTATGCACAGTTGCCGGATAAGCTGTTTACCGCGATGGTCTTTTTTCATTGATGCACCCATAAACCGGCCAGCATCTTCAAGACTACCGGGCGCACAGTTGGCCCGCGACTGCGCGGCAGTGCAATACCATTGCTCTATGCGAGGGGTAGGGACGCCGTAATCAGGGCAAACCACATACTCAAATATGAGACGATCAAAGCCAGCGTTATGGAAGCGCAGTTGGCCTCCGTCGCGGATATGTTGTTTGACGCGTTCAGGAAAAGGTTTGCCGCACGACGGCCACCATTCACCTACATCTTCATCACCAAAAGCCCAGTTGAACAGTATCAACTGCGTAGACGGGTGTTGAGCGTAATTATATGAACCTGACACAGGCAGGTTACATTCGCTGCGGGTTTCCGTGTCGCCCCAAAGAATAATCATAACGCACCTTTGCGCTTAGTATGCCAGTGCCTGTTTTCGTATGTGTGGACGCGATGACAGTTGGCGCAAAGCACGTCGCATTTTTCTATTTCAGTCAGCAGTTTTGCCTTTGCCACTTTTGGGTCTTGGCTAACATTAAATAATTTTTCACCGCGCACATGATTAAAGTCAAGCGCCGCTGGGTGCGCGTTATACCCACACAAGCAGCAACCTTTCGCCATTTTGACGCTGTCTATCAACGCCCGCCGTCCGCTTTGAAAAGCGCGGGTTCTAGCTACTTTTGATGGTGATTTTCGCTGACAGCGTATTGAGCAATACATCTGCCAAGGTCGAGCCGGTGTAAACTCACTGGCGCAGGTTAAGCAATTTTTAGACATAGAAGTTCTCACTCTTCTGCTACTCACCGGAGCGCCCAACACGCTCCGGCTTTCGCACCCCCTTAGGCTACGCGACGACGACGGCGCGCGCCTTCAGCGGCTTCAGGTTCAGCGGCGACTTCCGATTCCGCGTCATCTGATGGCTTAACCGTATCGGTGTCCATCGACACCCAATCGGTAATCTGAAAGATAGGCGTGTAGATGCGCCCATAAGTCTTATGTTGATAATGCTCAGATGTCAGCGAGAGCAACGGCACAGGCTTAGTTTGGTCCTTGTCCACCTGATCGGCGATGGCGACTGCCAATGCCTGCACAGCGCGTTTGCCGCCGACTGACGTAGCCGTGAAGCGCGCCTGCATATCCTTGTCTTCGCCGTTCGTGCAAACCAGCATCATGCCGACTTGCATTTCCCAGCCGCGCGTTGCGCCTGCGGGAGCCGGTTCCAACTCTGGCAGCGGTTCTGACACTGGCACCAGTTTTTCAGCCAGCACTTCGCCGTTACCCCATGCGATGTAGCCGTGAACGAACGAAAACGGGTTAGCGGCCCACAGGCTGTCTTCCTCGACTTCGGTTTGGTCTGCACCGAAAACCCAATGGCCCGTCTTGTCCATCTTCAGGATGACTGTGCCACCAGCGCCAACTTCGGACTGGATGGAGCGCAGCGCGCCGGAGAGGGACTGAACGGACGGCAAGTTAGCGCCACCAAAAGTAGTGATATTCGACATTGTATTGTACCTTTCTGTTTACTGGATTTTAGACATAGCTTTGGTGAGCGTCTGTCCGATTTGCAAAACCGCTGGCCGAGGGTCATCCTCCGGCGCAAGGGTAGAGCCTGTGGAGACAGCGGCAACTAAGTCCGCTGGCAATTCTATCTTGACTTTCTTCAAAGCCTTTTCCGCTTGGGCCGGTGACAGCGGCTTGGGGTCGCCCCATGCTTCTATACCCGCTTGGGTCATAAATGCTACAGCTTTATCTTCATCTGTCCACTGTCTTGTGGCGCGTTTGTTGACTAGCTTCCAGCCGGGGACTTTACGGCCTTCTTCCAGAAGCCCGTGCGCCATCTGCTGCACATCCTTGATGAACGCTTCGATCAGCGGCGCCTGTTCCAGATAGTGTGCAATCTGGTCAATCGGCAGCGCATCCAGCTTGGCTTTCAGCGCGCGGTCTACAGCGCCCGTCATCACAGGGCAGATGGGCTTGGCCGCGCACCACTTGCAATGGTCGCCTGATGCCAACGGCGCGTCTGGCCGCATGGCAATCTTGACGGCAGCGGCAAGTTCTTTCTCAAACGCGTCAACGCGCGCAAGGTCTGTCACCCAACGCTTGACGTAGGGCGGCTGCACAATAATCAGTTCGACTTCTTTTGCGTCTTTGAAAGCCCATGCCGTATCCGCCGTGCGTTTAGCAGCCGCAGCGTAGAAGAGTAGCTGCGCGTTTTCTTCGACTTCGACAGCCACGCCATCGCCAAACTTCCAATCCAGAACAATCGCTCGATCACCAATGCGACCAAGAAGATCGGTAGAACCAAAAACGTCAGGCAGAAAATCACCAAAACCAACCCTGCTCTCAACAGCATATTCCATCTCCCCCTTGGGGTCTACATCGTCCAACGCGCGCAGCGCCGGTATCAGCTTATCATCAACCAGTGCTTCGGTCAGCACGGTCTTTTCATAGGCGGTGCCGACCATGCTGTACGGGTCAATGTCACGCTCTAATATGGTGGCTATAGTATCATGCAGGAGCGTGCCTTCGTCGGCGTAGCTGCTGCTGGGCTTCGGCGGTACGGTGTCCACCAGCGCCACGCTGCCGGGGCAGGCGATGACGCGCTTGGCGGTAGAGCCGCCGACTATCTTACTATGTTGCATACTGTACCTCACTCTATTGTTTGAACCGCCATAATACAGACAACAAAATTTGATGCAACCCTTGAAATGCAAAAAATTTTGTAGTAGCGTTTTGCTATGACTGAGAAAGAAATAGAGCGATACTTCTGCAAACGCGTGCGGGCGGCGGGCGGTTTCGCGTACAAATTCCGCAGCATCACGCAGGTCGGCGTCGCTGACCGCATAGCTTGTATGCCTAACGGCGAGGCTTGGTTCGTGGAACTGAAGCAGCCTAACGGTCGGCTGTCTGCGTTGCAGCGTATCTTTTCCGATGAGATGACGCACACCAAGCAACACTACGCCTGCCTGTGGTCAAAAGAGGATGTGGACGAATGGCTCAAACGCTTCAGCTAAGGCCATATCAGGAGCAGGCAGCGACGTTTCTGTATGAGAACGACCGTGCCATGATCCTTGCGCCCGTCGGCGCGGGCAAGACCGCCATTACCTTGACGGCGATGGACGAGATGCTGCGCGACGGTCATGTCAAACGCTGGCTGGTGGTAGCGCCTAAGCGCGTCTGCACGGACGTGTGGCCGGTGGAAGCACCGAAATGGTCTGGCATCACTCCGGCGCTGGCTGTCGGCACGCCAGTGCAAAGGGTGGATGCGTTGCGGAGTGACGCCAGTGTGGTCGTCATTAACTATGACAACCTAGATAAGCTAGAGGATTTATCGAGTTTCGATGGAGTTGTGTTTGACGAACTGACGCGGCTGAAAAACCCGTCCGGCAAACGCTTTAAGGCGCTGGAGAAAATGATGACTACGATGAGTGTGCGTTGGGGGTTGACAGGTTCGTTTACATCGAACGGGCTTGAGGATGTTTTTGGTCAGTGCAAAATCATTGACCAAGGGTTGTTGGGCCGCGCCAAGGGTGCGTTCCTGCAACAGTATTTCATCTGCACCAACCGAGAGTTCGGCCAGTGGGTACCGGCAGCCGGTGCGCTCGAACAGGTGATGGCGCGGATCAAACCGGCGACGTTCGTGCTGGAGCCGGGCGAGTACAAGGACAAGCTGCCGCCGTGTCACGTCACAGAGTTGCGCGTCGCGCTGGATGACCGCAAGCCATACGAAAAGATGAAGCGTGAGTATGTGGTGCGCTTCGGCGATGACCAGATCGTCGCGCAGAACGCAGCGTCGGTGACGACCAAGCTGCAACAGATGGCGTCCGGCTTTGTCTACAACCGCGACGCGGGCACGCCGTCCATCTGGTTCAGCAGCCACAAGTTCGACCGGCTGGAAGAGTTGCTGGCGGAGAACCAACGGGCCAATACCATCGTCGCCTACACCTATCAGGAAGAGTTGGCGGAACTGAAGCGCCGCTTCCCGCACGCAAAGACGATGGATGACCCGAACGTCATCGAACATTGGAACGCAGGTCAGGTCGAGTTGCTGTTGGTCCACCCTAAGTCGGCTGGGCATGGGCTGAACCTACAGCACGGCGGATGCCACATGGTGTTCTTGTCGCTGCCGTGGTCGCTGGAACTGTACGAACAGACAGTCGGGCGCCTGCACCGCAGCGGCCAGACCAAGGATGTCTGGGTCTACGTTATGCTGACCGAGAAAAGTATTGACGAACGCATATGGGCGGCGCTGCACGACAAGCGTGCGGTGTCCGACATAGCATTAGAGGAATTGAAAGATGCAAACTAAATTTTTTAAATACACCTGCCATTCCGTGACCGACGAAGGCGCGCGGCTGGTCGGCTATTTCGGCATGGGTGTTGAAGACCGCCCGCCAGCAATCGTAATGAAAGGAACCGACATAAAACAAGGCGACGAAGTAGAGTTGGCGTTTGTGCATCATCCGGCAACGACAAATCAAATTTTAGGGATTGAAAAATGAGTAAACTGAACTGGCGGTCGATGATTGCCGTGCTGTCTGACCTTACGGAAGAGCAGCTAAAGGCGGCGCTGGACGCTGAACTGAAGACGCACAAGCGGCCTGCCATCGCTCGGCGGCTGCACCAGCGCTACTCCGCCATGCGGACGGCGCGGGAGCGCGTCGAACTTTTGAAAGGCTTGAAGAAATGACAGATCATGCGGCAGCGACAGTCGAGGCGTTAGAAAAGGTGCTTGCGTTGCTGCGGGCAGGTCATGCGCCAGAAGACTTAGGTGAGGCAGTCATACTACTGGGCCGCTTGATGGCCCGGCGCACCTAGCATTTCAGTTGTAACCATGACGCGGCCAACGGCGCCGTACTCTTTATGGTACGTGATGGCCCATGCAGCGCGGTCGGCAATCCAGCCGCCGCGCGCAGCGTAGGCGTCACGCGCCGCCAGTGTGGGGTGTTGCACAACTGTCACACCATTATATTCTTTTTCGTCGCGGTGGTGACGGTGACCGCAGTGTATCTCGCGCCGTGTGGTGCGCCCCCACGCTTGCGGGAACTGCGCGGCGAACAGCAGCGGCAGGTTTTCGTTCTTGACTTTGTGGCCGTGGTGAACACCTAGCATGGTGGTCCCCCATTCAAAGACGTAGAACGGCAAAACACTGTCGTTGACGGTAACGCGCGGGTCTTCTTCGTAATGCACCGAGAACGAGTCGGCTAACCAGCCGCTTGCTTCTTCGTCGTGGTTGCCTTCAGCTATGATCAGATGGACCTCTTGATGACGCAGCAAACAGATGTTCATCAGGGAGCGGATGATGCGGATTGCTGCGCGGCGTATCTTGGGGAAGCGGCTGTCGGCATCCAGAACGTGCTTTGACGCTGGCGTGACAGGCATCTTGCCGTCCGTATGCAAGAAGTCCCCTTGGATGTTGAGTACCGCTGTGTGCGCGTTAGGGCTTTGATTGACCATCTGTATCAACGCGGCGGTGATAGTTTTCTCCGCGATTGATAGGTTCCAATCGCTGCCGCCTTCCTGATGCCACGCCAGCATACCGAGGTGGTAGTCGGTGAACGTGTAAAGGTTGCACAGATGCTCGTCAGAAACCGCTGGAGCCGCAACTGATACCGCGGGCGGTATCTCGTCCTTAAAGCCTTCGACGGCCTCTTTCATGGCGTCCACGAGCGCCTGATGACTTAGCGACGCCTTCACCCATTGCCCGGTTGGTTTACCTTCGGAGTTGTAGTAGGTCGATACACCCTTGGCGACAAAACCTTCTGGCACGGGGCGGGTGAAGTCATGCTCCGGCGCATAACCGAACTTTGCAGCCTTACGCTTTACAGCGGTATAAGTTTCGCTTGCGCCGCCTATGTTGATACCTAATTCAGCGGATGCGGCCCGCGCACTGCCGAGGCGTTCTATGGCTTCTAAAACTTCACGTTGACGAGGCGTGCAATATTTATACAGTTCTTCGTCAAAGGTTATGGTCGATGGCATTTAATTGCCTTTCGGGCAATCATCCTCGCACAGACAAACAAACACACTATTGTGTAACTCAATCTCAGCTACAGTTTCGGGCGTGTCTTGCTTGGCGTCGTAGGTGATGGGTTTTGCAATAGCACAATAGCTATTGACGGGAACGGTCGAAACGGTCGCGCAGCCGCTCGTCGCGGTCAACGTCAGGAATGGTAATAGCAGCTTCGCCCAACGCGATTTGGTCATTGATAGCCTCACTCATTTCCTTAATCGTTTCCTGACGGCCTTGCCGCTTCCAACGATGCTCTACCCAAAATCCCAACAATTTGTTTAGGACACCCAGTAAGGCCGTCAGGAACTTCATTATGCGGCTGGCTTCTCTACCAAGAACACGGCGGCGACGCCAGCCAGAGCAGCCACGGCTGCCGAGATAGCAGCCCACTCAGCATCAGACAAACCAAATGCCAACGCCAAACCGGCGAAACCTGCGTATGTGCTAGGCTCTTTCAAACGATTTAGTAACCAAGATACATAGTTCATATTACTTTCCTTTCGGGTAAAACTTCCAAGGCAGTTCCCAGTGTGGGCCGTCCTTGAAAGTGCGCCAATCGCCGCCCCATTGGAGCGGGACTTTCTCGTCCGCGGCAGCGGACTTTACTATTTTAGCCAGCCGGTTATACAGCGGCCAATCCCATGATACTTTGCCGCCGATCATCGGCGCCAAATCGACAGCGTGGCCGGTGATGTGACGCGAGTTCATCGTCTTCGACGCGCCTTGGCTGACCAACTGCTTCTGGCGTTCGACGGTACGCAGACCTTCCAACACCGTGAAGTCAAGGTCGGACAGCGCGGCGGCTTTCTTGACAACGCGCACCAGATCAGGGTGGACGCCCTCAAGCCGTGACAGGCTGCGCTGGCCTAGGGTGATACTCATACGTTCATCTTTACTAAAATGCCAACTAACAGCATGATGATTGTGCCAGCCACGGTAATGCCGACATTTTCAAGGCGCTTCAGCCGAGCGCAGATACCATCATAACGCAACGCGCAGATTTCCTCATGTGTGTTGAGCCGGGCTTCGGTCTGGTCGATAGTTGTCATTGTTAGCGTCTCATGGCGTTGAGGTTTTTAAACCGTTTATCTCTAGGTATGTTGCCATATATCGGCACAGCATAGCCTTCGGAAAAATCTACATCCACCAGCGGTTCGCCGGACTCAGGGTCTATGTCAGGGAAATTATATTCCGCCCCAAGGGTAGATGGCGCGCCAAACTGTTGCGCCATGATATTGCGCGCCGTTGGGCTTAACCGCTGCTGCACTTCATTAGACATATGCACGGCTGTTGGTAGCACGTCCATAGCTGCCCTCATGTTAGCGCCGCTTTCGTAAGCCTTTGCAATTTCTTTCTGTACTGCGGGCGTCACGAACGCGCTTGTCGCGCCCTGCGTGCCTGTACCCAGAAACGCTAACGGCGGATATTTAGCGCGTATAACAGACATAGCCGCCCTAGATAGTTTTCCGGGTTCCTGCGCGCTTAAGATATTTTGCGCGCGCGCTTGACCGCTCGACGTTAACTCATTCATCCGATTGAGCGTTTCTAGCTCTTTCGCTGACGATTTCAGCGCCAAGTACCGCTCAGGATCGGCCAGCGCCAACCCGCTGATGTCAAACTGGTTGGTGCCTTTACCGTAAACATCTTCGACAACTTTCGGGCGTCGGCGGTTCATAAGCGCGATAAACTCGTCAGGGCTTTCTTCAGCTAGTTGCGCGCCGCGCGCGGCCAACTCTTGCATATTTACTTTCTGCATACCGAGTTGATGCTGAACCAAATAGTCTTGAAACTTTGGACCTAACGCTTTGTCAACAGCGTTTTTAAAGCCAATAACTAGCCCTGCCGCCCGCTTTTTTGATCCTGTGGATGGCTGCGCTGACGACGCGACATATTTTTCAACGATGTCGCTGGCTTCTTTGCGAACCGTGTACAAATCGTAAGGGTTAAGCATACCGTTTTGATCAGCGGCACCTTCAATTTGGTTGGCTAATTTAAGCAACGCACGGCGCGCGGAACTAGTGCGGATACCTTCAGCCGACGCTTGTTGCCGTAAGGTAGCGACTAGCGGCGACGCCAACAGTGGCTCAGGGTTTTCCGGTGCAAAGTCAGAAAAAATATCCGCTATGATACGCGACCCGCGCGGCAATTTAGCCTCGCGGGCTTGACGACGCAAGTCTATGGCGTTCTGCGCGGCTGTTTCACCGCGCTGCGTCATTGCGCCCGCAATCCCACGTTCGCGGGCTACGGCGGCTGGATCGAACACGTTGCCAAAATCGTCCATCTGATTAAGCCGTGTTTCGGCCCGCTCCGCGCCTAACGTCATACGGCGCGCCAAGCCAGATTGCTCGTCCGCGCGCCGTTGTAAATCGCTCGTTAGGCGCTCTGTTTCAGCAACAGCGGCGTTAGTTTTTTTTATGTCACCTAACGCGGCTTCGCGGGCTGGGCCTGTCGTTTCATTAACCGCACGGCGTTCAGCCTCAACAGCCGCTCTCTGCGCGGTAGGATCGGCACCACCTGAAATAGCTGCCAGACGGGCGTCGCGCGCCGCTTTTTGCTGTTCCAATATAATACGGGTGGTGTCGGGGTCCATTTGTTTACCGGCAATATTGCCCAAGGCAATGAACGGGCTAGGCTCTACGCCAGCTTCAATCAGGACTTGCTGCGCTAGGCGCTGATCGTCGGGCGATAGCTGTGCAAAGGCAGCCCTCGCCGCGTCAACATCTTTACCGAGCGCCTCGCGGATAATCTTTCCCGCTTCAACCTTGGACATCCGGAAAATATCGACGGCGCGCCCACCAAGTTTCTTTAATATCGTACCAACGATAGGTAGACCAGCACCGTAAAGACCGCCCTCAACTGGGTTTTCCCCCATCAAAGCTGCGGTGGTTGCACCAGAAGTACCGCCACCAGCTACCTTTAGTGCGATAGTTTCGGGGATAGACGCGCCCTTTACGCCGACGCCGCCGGTCGCGGTAGACGCTAAAACTTTTGATACAGTGTCGCCAATCACAGGTATTTTCGGTGCCAAGGGGGCGAGTACGTTAGCCGTGCGCGTGACTGCCGCGGCAGGCGCCATTGATTGACCAAGGCTGCGCGCAAGCGGACGCGGTTGAGTAACCAAATTACGCGATAAATAGTCAGTGGCAGCGCGGCGTTGGCCCTGCGCTTGCTTTACGGCTTCCTTACCGAAAACCATGCGCGATATAGGGTCAGTAACCATAGCCGCGAGATTGTACGCGCCTTCAGGAACCCCAATCAGTATTTCGTTAATGTTGTCTAGAAACGCATTGACCGGGGCTATACCCGAACCGCGTGTGCGCGGCGGGGCGACGCGCTTCTTAGGCGCCGACTGCACAGTGCGGACACGTTTGATTTCCGCCGCAATCTCACGGGCCGCTGCCTCATCGCCAGCAGCGTCTGCCTTCATCAAAGCGGCTTCTAATTGCGCTACAGTCGCCATGTTTTATAGTCCATATTTTGCGCGGGTCGCGGGTGACAGCTTGGATTTAGTGGGCGTGTTGACAGGTGTTTTGCGTGGCTTAGGTAAGTCTTTAGAACTTATATACCGATCTGCGATTGGCCGTACGGTCAACTTAAACTTAGGGTCTTCGGCGGCTAAATCACCATATCTATCGTTATAAAATTCTATGCGTCGTTGGCGTGTGCGGTACGCCTCGCGGCGTAGTTTTTTTAGGTCTTCGTCAAACTTAGCTACGCCACCCGTTTGGGTTAAAGAGTTAGCACTTTTAGCTATAAGTTGAACGTCTAGGTTAGATGCGTTACCGACTGGCGACCCGCCAGTTGGGGTAGCCTGTTTCGCTTCCACCAACGATCCAAGTGTATCTGCGTTTTTAATCCTATCAAACATAGCCTGCAATTCAGCTTGGCGTTCGTTTTGTCCCAAGCTGCCAAGATAGTGCAGGTTACCTTCAATTCGGCCAACAATGAAACGGCGGTCGGCAGAACGCAAAAGCGCATCTATTTCTTCAATATATTTATCAATATTTTGAATTGCCGCTTTGGTTTCATTTTTTGCTACTAGTGCTTCTGACCTTTTTTCAATAGTGCGCTCTGCGTTCTTAGTCGCCGCCGCAATTCTAGGGTTCATTTCCAACTCTACGGCCTTAGATGCGCTGGTTCTCGCCCCTTCTTGCGCGCCAATAACACCAGCGGGAACTGGCGATGGAGTAGGCGCTACGTTCGGTGTTTTCTGCTGAAGTTTTGTAATTGTGCGTGGCTGCGTTTGCGCCATCGTCTGTTCCATAGGCGGCGCGCCGCGTAGACCAGCGGTCTGCGATTGCATCGGCTCACCGCGCATAACAGCAAACTGCGACTGAGGTGTCTGGCCGTCATACGCCATAGGCGTAGTCTGAAAATCAGCCACTGGTTCGCCACGCATTTGATTGTCTGTTACACCAGACATATCAGACATTATTTGGACGTTGTTTTGCTGCACCCACGCTGCAATCTTGGCGCGGCTTTCGGGAGGCGCAATCGAAAGGAGTTTATCGTAATCGGATTTGGACATGACGCCGGTTTCCAACGCGGAGTCTATGACCAGCCCAAGCGAATTTGGATTGGCGGCGGCGCTATTCGGTTTGTAGCCGGGCGCAAAAGGGTTGGCCGGTTCGGATGCTTGCGGCGTCGTCGGCGTTGCGCGGGACGCAGGCATGGGTGTAGGTTCAACCACATCATAGACTGGCTGTTGGCCGGGGCGTAATCCGCCGACAGTAACTGATGTAGGCGTGCCATCCACACTAACTTCCAAGGTGGAGACCGGCGTTGAAATAGTTTTATCTATTTCTTTGTCGGCCTTCATCATAAGCCCGTATCGAGTATTGCGGTCCCACGAAGACGCTGGGGGTAAGACTTTATCCCAGCCCGGCACACGCGCCACTATGTCAGCGCGCACAGCTTCAGCGGCGGCGATGTCGCCTTCCGCTATGTCGGCAACGCCTTCACGGAATATTTCTAACGCCTGAAGTATGTTATCTTGCTGTGCCTTTGTTAATGCTGGGCCATGCAGCGCCGCCGCGCGCGCTTCTTTCGCCGCTTCGATGTCCATCGCCTGTTGCGCTTGCATCGTTTGACGCTGCGCGGCTTCCTGTTGCCGCACCATGTTCATCATGTTCGCCAACCGTGCCGTGCGCTGCGCGGGATCGGGAAGCTGCGGATTGCGTGCCTGAAGGGCTATCATCTGGTTTGGCATAGTTTAAAAGCCCCACTTTGATTTTGGTTTACGGACGCCGAAGCCCGGCTCAAAAGTACCGCCGGGGCCAGTACCAGTGCCACCTTGATCGAGCGTGTTATCGGTGTAATATTTAATCATAGCGTTTTGTTCAGGTAAGTTAGCCGCATATCCGCCAATCTGGCCCAAAGCAGTGTTAAGGGCGTTAGCCTGACCGATGTAGCCAGATGCGCGGGCTTGCCCAGCGTTGTAGATGTTCGACGCTTCGTTCTGGCCCATTTGACCTGCGGCGCCCGTAAGCACATTAGCGGCAGACTGACCTGAACCCATCAGCGATTGCAGCGGGTTCAGCTTGGCTGCGCGCTCTACTTGATAGCGGTTAAATGCGTTCTGATATTCTTGGCTTGCCAAGTCCTGACCGAAACGCTGGATACCTTTCATGGCGCTGCCCGACAGCAGATTGCCGCGTGCTGCCGCCGACCGCTCTAGCGCCTTCATGCCTTCCGATTGGCGGAACGCATAGCCGGGGTCTTGCTGGAACTGTTCAGTGCCAAAGGCTTTACCAAGACTGCCGTAGCCAGCGGCGGTCTTGTCGCCGCCGATGCCGAGAAGCTGCATGATTTCTTGCTGGGCCGTTAGGCCACCTTGGCGAAACGGCTCTTGCAGTTCCGTCTGCCGCTGGAACATCCGCTCCTGCGCGGCGTTAGCGTCCCGCGACGCTTGCTGTTGCGCCTTGGATGCTTTACTGGCTGCGGACATTGACACCGCACCGCCGACAACGGCACTTCCAATTACTGCTGCTGCGACCATGTTAGTCCCCAATCCATTTCGTGTAGTAAATCTCTACAGGTTCCATTTTCAAATACTCAAACAGCCTAGACGCGTCTTTGTGCATTTTGGAGCCGTAGAACATACGATGCACCCCGCGCCTTTTAGCTTCTTTTTCGACTAAACGAAAGAGCTTTACGCCACTAAATCCACCACGCACATCTGGGTGCGTCCAAAAAATGTCCATCGTCAGCGTCAAGCACGTTTTGTAGTGGAACCCCGGCGCGATGAAACCGATGAAATATCCCACTAAACGGCCCGCTTCGCGCAGCGTCACAAGCAGTAGCTGCCCTGCGTTGTCGCGTGCTTCGTACACATCATACTGCGGATCAAGCGGTACTTTATCTTTGTTCAGTGCCAACTCTTCCCAGTGAAGGTCGTAACACTCCATCAACTCTGGCAAACATTTGCTGTACGGCTCGACTTGGGCAGTTATCATTACGCGCTCCTGATGTCCACAATGCAGACTATCCTATCATCTGCGCTGTTATTGACAACAGAATGTTGTACACGATTGTTCACCCACCACACTTCGCCGGAATAAAAATTTACCGTTTCGTCACCGGAATGGAAGAGCGCGCCCGGTAAGGACTGCAATGCTATTTGGTAGCGGGTGTAAAACTCTGCTGGCGCGCCGCTGTCAACGTGCGGTGTGATGACGCCGCCCGGCGGCAGCTTAGTGACAATGCAACGGCCAAGCTGCACGCCGTCAACGCGGTGCATAAGGTCCAGCACCAGCCGACGCAGCGACGGCAACCGCCCCCACGCTGGGTATTCTACCGTCTGTATGTCGTTGATGACGGCAGTCGGGTCTTCTGGTATCTCATTAAACCAAAGCCAAATGTCGCTGACTTCAGCATGGGCCGTGTCGGGATGCTGCGTCCGCAGCGTGTTTTGGTCCCACAACTCAGGCTGCGTAGCCAGTTCACGCATAACCGGAACAGTGTCCACACTATCTGCAAGGCGCAGAAAATACTTCATTAGCTAACCAGACGGCCTGACGCGCGGATGTTGATCGACGTTGCCGCGCTGGCGACGGTGCTGATGAAGCCGCCGACCGGAAGGACATGGCCGACTAGTTCAGGGAACGTATACGTCTCGGCAGGCTGAAGCGTTTTTGTCTTGACAATCAAGTTATCGTTGCCTGCGCTGCCCGCAGGCGTGACAAGGTTGACGCTGATGGTTGCTGCGGACGCCGAGTAGTTGGTGGCCGTGAACTTGTCGATGATTGTCTGCACGCCTGCGGACGTGTATTGCGTCGTCTGGCTGTTCTCCGCCGTCTTGGCGGGGATGATATTGCTAATGTTTACTGTCATGACAAAAAACCTTATCCAGTAATGGGGCCGGGACCGACGCTGACCACGGTGGTTGCGTTAAGCTGCGAAACTTGAAGATAGTCAGAGTTACCACCTAAGTCATAGTTTCCAGTGCCATTGGCGCGGAACTGGATGCCTGTTAGCAATACAGGGCTGTTACCAGCCGATGCAACGCCGCGCAACGTGTTGGCGATTAGCTGCATGGTTCCGATGTTAATAGGGCCAGCCTGAGCCGCAGTCTTGTAGATGCCGTTGCCGGTGAAGTCGCGCATATAGCCGCCAGTGATGGTAATATCACCACAGCCGGACACGAAGCGGATACCGTCAGCGCCTGCGGGTGGGCTGGTCAGATAGTTGCGGCCAAAGCCTTCAACGCCGACAAGGCTGGAGTTGATAACATCAGTCAGGTAATAGCCGTGGCTTCCGCACAGCCCAGCAGTTGTGCCGACCAGATGCAGACCAGTGATGTCTTCAAAGACGAAGCCAATCTCGCATACGGTGTCTGCGCGGCACTGCTTCATCCAAACTGCTGCCGTGTTGCGGATGTCGTAGCCGCGCTGGTTGGCGTTGGTGAAGACGCCCATCGTGCCAAGAACGTCGCAATCGTCCATAACCAGACCGCCAGCGCCACCGCCGATGCCTGCTGGATTGAAGTAGAAGCCCGTCCAGTCAGCAGCCGCGCCCATGCCGACATAGTCAATCGAGACTTGCGTCAAGAAGATAAAGGCGAACGGACGCGTGAAGTAGACGCCGGGGCCGCGGTGACCGCGTGCTTGGCACTCTGTTACGCGGGTGGTGACGTGAACACCAGTGGTTCCAGTGTCACGCATGAAGCCGTAGCTGTAGAACGTATTGATGTTGGTGAAGTTGAGGCGCTCAAGCGTTGATGCGCCGCAAGCAATGGTGAAGTCCCAACCGCCGGTCTTCGCCGTATCGTCGATGTACAGGTTCTCAATCATGACGTCAGAGCCGCTGATCGTGAACATATCGTAGTTGCCGGACTTGGCAGTAATCGTTGTCTGCGACCCAGCACCTTGAAGATGCAGGTTGCCGGTAACGTTAATCTGACCAATCTTGAACGCGCCGGGGAGGTAAAGCGTGTAGTTTTTAGATTGGGCTTCGTTTACCGCAGCCTGAAACGCTGCTGTGTCATCAGCGACACCATCGCCGACCGCGCCAAAGTCTTGCGGTGTGATTGTCCGGCGCAAAGCAGACTGCACGGTTTGAGCGACTGCGCTTGTGCCGCTCTGGATGTATCCGATTAGGCTGGCGCCGTTAGAAGCCGCCAGCGTTGCCAATACAGCCGCTTGCGTTACAACGTCGGGGCCGTTGAGATTATCGACGGTCCATATCTCAACGTCGTTGGCGTCGGTCAGCTTCAGCTTATACTGGCTGGTGCCGAACCAGACCGAGGCTTCGCCGCGGCTGTCAAGAATTACAGGGTTGGCGTTAGCGGTTAAGCCGCCAGCGTCCGTGTAGGTCGCCAGTGGTGTGGTCGTGCCTGCTGCGTATGAGTATAGTTTTCCGCCGACTAACGGCGTGCCGTCAGCTTTGAAAAATTGCAGTTTAGGGGGTGTAGCGATAACCGCCATTATTATTACCTTTCCAATGCCGCCACGCGAGTGGTCAAACTGTCAATCTGTTGAGCAGCGTCTTGTAACGCCTTTACCAGAAGCGCAGTCATATTGCCATAGTGCAGCGCATCAGGTTTTTCTTCTTCATCCAATACAACAAACTCGGTCAGCCCAGCGTCGTAAACTTCTTCTGCAACAAAACCTGCAAACCGCTTGCCTTCGTCAATTTCACCTTTGCCTTCGTAATAGACAGGGCGCAGCGACATCACCGCATCCAAGCCGCGATCATAATCGACGATATTCTTTTTATAGCGCGCGGATGAAGTCGAGCGATACAGATAAAAGTCCGCCGCGACGACAAGGTTAGCCGCCGCTGCCGTTGTCAGGTTGTAAGGCGAAAGAGACGCCGCGCCAGTGTAGAACGCGCCGTCATCGCGGATGCCAAAGCAGCCAGTCCCTGCGCTATTTTCGCCATAGTAAGAGAACGCGCCGGAGCCAGTCGTGCCGCCCTTGGAATAAACACGGACGTTAGACGATGCAGTGCGACCAACGCCTAGCGTCTTATTGGTGTTATTCCAGTTGAAGTTGGCGTTGTCCTGAGCGTAAATGCCAGACGAGTTGGCAAAGACGATGGAGCCAGTGGTGAACGCCGTAGCTGTGCCCGTGCCGCCACTAGTGACAGGCAGCGTGCCTGTGACCTGCGTTGTAAGGCTGACGTTCGACAGCGTGCCGCCGAGCGTTAGACTGCCGCTTGAAGTGACATTGCCGGTGAGCGTGATGCCGTTGACAGTGCCTGTGCCAGATACGCTGGTGACGGTTCCGACATACTGATCATTCGATGTAATCGTAAAGTTGGGGTACGTGCCGGTGACGACAGTCGTCCCGGCGCCCGTCAACGAAACGATCTGGTCAGGCGCTGTATTCGTTATTGTGAACGAAGGATATGTGCCTGAAACGGAGATGCCAGTGCCAGCGGTTATCGTTACGGTCAAATCTGGCGCGCTGTTGCTTAAATTGCCGCCAGACAGCGACAGGCCAGTGCCAACAGTAATTTCCTCCACAGCACCAGTGCTTGCCGTTGTGCGGCCCAACAGGCGCGCCGTGGTCATGGTCAGACCGCTGGTGGTGATTGCGCCCGGCGCAACATAGTCAGTGCCAGCCGACGCAGCAGAAAGCGCAGTGCCGTTGCCCTTCACAAGACCTGTTACAGTGGTGGAAAGCGTAATTGCTGGCGTAGTGGTGGGGTTAGCAACAGTGCCTGCAAAGCCGTTTGCGCTGGTGACCGATACGCTCGTAACAGTTCCTGTGAATGCGTCAGATGCGTTAATCGTGATTGCGCCAGCCGCATTGGTGATGCTAACATTTGTTCCAGCCGTAAGCGTTGCTGCTTCCCAACGGCTTTGCGGCCCGTCACCAATAAGAATTTGGCCGTTGCTAATAGGTGAAGGCGCGTAGACATCAGTCAAGCCTTGCAAATAAGGTTCAGCTTGAACGCGGATAAACAACGAACCAGAGCCACCAGAGCCAGCGTTTGTCACGGCAGCAACCACCACCTTTGGCAGTGGAGCAATAGGCTCGACCTTGGTCAGTCCACCGACATATGCTGGGTTGTAGAACAGAACATCTCCATCCACCCAAGTTTCGCCAACTGATGAACCTGTTGTATTTATACCGCGCACAGTGCCGAAGCTGGCAATATAGCCAAAGCCATTGTTAGCGATGTCCATCGTCGCCACGCCCATGATATACTGGGGGTTGGTAACGCCAGTAGCAGGAGCGGCAGTTAGAACGCCAGACGCCCCGACAGCGCCAGTGAACATGACGCACTGGCCCTTGGTGATGGCAGCGGAGGCTTTGACACGATAATATTGATCTAAGCCAACATGCTGCACAACCGCGTCATACCCCATTCCGAGATAGAGCGTGCCGTCATTTGAGTTCCACGATAGGACACCCGGCGCCGAAACGACCGGCGGGGATGGCGAGAGCGAAAAACCTATGAAACGCACATTGTCTTGCTGAACCGAAGCCATCGTACCCAGTTCGTCGCGAGGCTGCGTTAGCGTCGCCGCTTGAAGCGAGTATAGACTGCTCTCTAGCGATGTTGTTAATGGCGCAGGCTGCGTCTCGGCAGTTTGAGCAACATTTGCCAGCATGGCGTCGTAAGACGCTAACAGCGAGTTTACATCGACCGCCGTCTCGGCTTCAGTCTTGTTGTCTTCTGTGGCAGTAAGCAACGATAGGAAGAACCGATACCATTCGCGGCTTATCGCGCCGGTACGCTGGTCAATCAGCGCGACGCGGGGCGGCGTAAGTTGCGTAGGGTTGGTCGGAGCCACCATTAGGCGCGCGTCCCGCTGATGACCAGTTCGGCACCCATGATGTATATGCGAACAGGGTCAGTGCCTGAAACTTCATACACGCGGTCACGGATTTTAAGCGTCATGCCGAGACGGCGCCAGATGGTGCGGAAGCCGAACCGGCCAATCCGGCCCATCGACTTCCAGTGTTCGTTCGACCAAGTGTGGCCGCCATCGTCAGACCAACGCAGCATAGCTTGTGGGTTGCTACCCTGTCCGCTGTTAATCCCAACGCCAGTTTCGCAGTCAAGCTGCATCGCGTGTTGGGCTGTGCGGGTCAAGTTGTTAGCGCCGGTCGGCAGCGCGCGCCACGACCGCAGCCACTTTTGCGGCTGGCCGTTGTCGGCGTAGACATTGAGATCGAACGTATAGATGTTGCCGTTCTCGTAATCGCCGATAATGATGTTGCCGTTAAAATTGCACATATTATTGCCGCGATGGCGGTAGAACTCGCCGTTGCTGAACGCCGCGCGCTCATGCCAAGCGCCGGTCGCTACGTCGTACACCCAAGTGGTGTTGGCAGTCGGGAAGTTAAGCACATAGAAGCTGTGGCCGTCTTGCTGGTATGTATAGCCGACCGCGTCTGACAAATCAGGATACTCCTGCATTTGCCACTCGATTGCGTGCGTCGAAATGCGCTGGCCCATATAGCCTGCCGCGCGGTAAACTATGCCTTGGCCGCGTGCGTCTTTGCCGAGCCAATAGATTTGGTTATCCATCTTGGCGACGGAATAGGGCGCCGCGCAACCGATTTCGTTAAACGCGCCTTGGATGCGGGTAAGGGGAAAATCAAGACCGCCGGTATTATACCAAACTTCTGCCGTATCCGTGCCAAACACCCACAGTTCGCGGTGGTCGGTCAGCACTGCAACGACGCCGTCTGGCGATCCTTCCGCGCTGGCAAAATCCAACGGGTCGATGCTGGTGCCGTCAAGAAGTTGCGTCACCCAGATTTTTTGGCTGTTGGGTTCGTTGAACACAAAATACCCGTCAAGGTACGACACCGTGACTGCGCCGGGGAAGTCAGGATCGGTGATTGGGCCAAACGTGTCGGTGACTTCGTTGTATATGTAGCTTGGGCCGTTAGCCGCAATAAAAAGCTGCGTCCCGTTATCTGCAATAGATACTGGCCCTGTGCCGATTACCGTTCCAAGCAGCCGCGGCGTTGCGGTAAGACCTGTAACTTTGTAAAACCCGTTGCCGGATACGACAAAGAAGTCGCTGCCGTTAGTTTGGTGTGCCCATAGCCCGCGGATTGGGCCAGTGCCGATAGTCTGCAAAAAGTTAAGCCCCGGCGCGCGCTGAAGAAACGCAGGCTCTTTGCCGCCTTCGGGGACGACTTCCGGAAATAGGTTTACCATGCGGTTGTCAGCGGCGTTGACGCTTCGTGCGACATACGCCGACCCCAAGATCGGCGTCTTCATTAGTAGTTCCCAGCGTAGACGTTGAACCGCTGACGGGTGGCGACAATGCTGTATGGCATCGACATGATGTCGTCAGGGTTATTGATGCGCTTCAGGTTGCGCTTGCTGCTCATGGCAATACGCATAACTTGCGGCGAAGGTTCCGTGCCAAACTCAGGCGCTAATTCGCAGGCCAAGTTATAGCGGAAAGCACGCAGGTAGCCCGGCGGGAAATGCAAGGTGGTCGCCAGCGTCGCAGGTTGAGACAGTTCTTCAACCGAAATGAAATGCCATTCCAGCGCGCGCGTCGGGCGCGGATAGACGTACATATCAATATCAGGGAACGTGTTATTGACGAAGATAACCTGCGGATATGTCGATGTCACGGTCTTCACCGCAATCCCATCATACTGCTGCTGGTTGATGAATTTGATGCCGTAGCTGACGCCGGTGCCGGGGTCTTTGAAGTAAGTTGCGTCGTCGAGCAACACTGGGCGGTTGCCGACAAAATCACCGCTTGGGCCGAGTGTGCGCGAAAGCTGACCAGCAGGCCATGTGAATATTTGGTCTTGCGTCGAAAAGACGGACAGGCGCTCAGTATTCCAGCTATCGATCATCTGGTTCATAGCGCGCAATGCGTCTTGCGACGTTTCCGCCGAAGGCGTTTCGCCTTCTGCCAGAACGCCTAAAAGCCTAAGCGAACCGTTGATTATGTCCCCAGCCGTTTCCATCGGTTAGTCTTCCTGCGTTGCGCGGCGGCGGCTATTGCGCGCCGACATTTCATTTGCTGACGCCACTACAGGAGCGTCCGGATAGTAGCGTTCCCAACCATACTCTTCGTCAAACTGCGCTTCTTCTTCCGAAATAGCAACTTTTGCGCCGTGGATGTCGTGAACAAGATAGATAGCAGCCATAAAAACTCCGTAAAATGGACGGCCCGAAAGCCGCCCAGATTAGTTAGACGCAGTGGATGATTGCGTAGTTAAGAACAACCGCTTCCGACAGCGAACCGCCGGTCAAGTTACGCAGCGTTAGAGCCGCAGAACCTGTTGTCATGCTTGACACATAAGTCGTGTATGCGCCCGCAGTTCCACCTGCCGACACGTTTACAACAACAAGGTCATTAGATGAAATAAACGAGTTGTTCAGCGTAAACGTCACGGCTGTGTTTCCGGCAAGTGCAGCACCGTTCATGGTGATGCGGCCAGCCGGTTTGTTCAGTGTAACGGCAGTTGACTTATCAGTCGCCTGCGTGACCGTGCCTTGTGCAGCAGCGGTGTAGCCGATTTGCTCATCGCTCAAGAGATATTGTGCGCCAATAATGTCTTGGTCGAGGAAAGCAACGCCGATAGATTTTGTGTTAGCCATTGATTTTCTCCTGAAAAGGATGCCCCAGCCTAAGCTGGGGCAAACCTATTAACCAGCAACGCGGTACAAGTTGTACGTTGTATCGCTGGTTTTAACGGCACGGAACAGTACGCTCTTAGAAGCAACGCCTGCGCCGGAACCAACCAACGTCCAGCCTGTGCCTGCCGTGATGGTAGGTACGCCAGTGCTGGTAGCAATCAAAGCAAACTCAAACGACGAGTTGACTTTGGCGCTGCTGATGTCAGCATTAACGCCGCCAACACCAGTAACAGCAGGAAGCGCGAGGTCTGCCGTGCTGCTCGAAGTGTAGACGATAAGACCGCCAGCCAGATTGGCAGTGGTCAGTGTAGCGCCTGCGGTATACGCAGTAGGGATTGCGGATACGCCCAGCGTGACTTCGCCGAGGTTGCCGTCGCCGACTTGATAACCACCGGCTCCATTTGGTAATGCCATAATAAAAATCCTTTAAAAAGTTTGGCCCCCAGCGAACTGGGGGCCATGATTAAATTAGCCCCACATCCGGACAGCCATTTGTGGACGGATCGTGCTGTAGCCATACAGAACGTCGATACGGCAAGGCATACGGTCGTTGTTGATGTCGTACTGACGAACAACGCGGAGCGAGATGCCATTGTGTACCTGACGCGAAGCCATATCTACACCTTGTGGGAGCAGAAGGTCGGCGGTTGCGAAGGTGATAGCGTCCTTGTGGTATACGAGGTTCTGCGCGTATTGCGAAGAAGCCGCGCCAACGAACACTACAGCCTTGCTGTTGCCGGGCAGCGTGTTGACAGTGGCAAGAGCGTGTGCAGCCGAGTAGATCGGAGCAACCGTGATTGAACCAGCGCCCGAACCGTTCAGCGTTACGTCGGCAAGAGCGACGAACTGGAACAGCGAACCTGTGCTTTCACGGGTCTGTGGGTTGACAGCAAAGCAGTCAGCCACAGTGAACACGTCACCAGCCTTGACAGTAGCAGCCGCACCTGCGCCAGTGATGGCGATGGTGGTCGCGCCTTCTGACGTGACAGCAGCCGAAGTCGTGCCGCCGGTTGCAGTACGCGAACCAGTGGTGAATTGCTTGATGGACTGCGACATATTGATTTCGTCGAAACCAAGTACGCCCGTACCCATCAAACCGTTCTTGAACTGCTTGCTGATGGTGTCAGTTGGGTTGAAGAGGCCCTTCATGCCTTCGACCAAGCCAGCGTTTGCGGCTGGGTTGACAGTGGCATAGCGTGGCGACATCACGGCAGCGTTTTCGTTCAGCTTCTGCTGCGCTTGCAACAGAACCAGCGACGAAGAAGGCGTAGTGCCGGGCGTGCCGACCGAGTTACCGATGGTTGCAAACGAATTTGCAACGTCAGCGTCGATGCTCGAAGCAAGCTGCGAGATACGAGGCTTGAGAACGCGCTCTGCGAAGTCGTCAAGCTGCATGGTCAATTCAGCGGTCGTGAAGTTGACGCCAATGTGCTTCTGGCTGGCAACGGTCAGCGTTGTGAACTGTTCGTTGTCGTCCTGTACCTGAAGGGCTGCACCGTCGGTAACAAGCGCACGGTCTGGAAGACGGATACGCAGAGTTGAACCAATCTTGGCACCTTCAACAGCAAAGCTGTCGTCGTACTGGCGGTTTACGTTACGGGTGAGCACGAGGTTGTTCTCAAGGATTTCGAGAGCCTTCCGCGTGATCATATCAATTGTTAAAATACTATTGGACATGGGGTATTCCCTATTTAACGGTTACGTTGTGCCTCGAACTTCTTGATCTGCCGTAGCCGCTCTGCTTCGATCCATTCCGACGTACTCATCGACTTAGTCGAGCGAGGGTCGGTTGTATCGTACTGGGGTGAGCCAGTAGAACGTGCAGTGACAGGAGCAATCGGTGCCGGGGCGGTTGAAGTTTTTTTAACCGGCGGATTAGAGACCAATCCGGCCTCAATTTTTCCGATTTCCTTTGCTTGCAAGATTGGGTTCAAGCGGGCGATGCGATCAGCTTCTTTGGGGTTGGTGCCTAACCAATAAAGCAGGTCAGGGCCAACGTCCGAAGACTGGATGCTTTGTGCCATGTATTCCGTGACAGGCAGGTTAGGGTTATAGGCGACTTGGTCGAAGTCGTCATATTTATCCCGCGCCGTTTCTTCACGGTCATGGTACTGTTCAAGCAATGCCTGCTGTTCTCTGGCGGTTGCCCGCTGTTGCAGCAACACTTCCGCTTTATGCTCTGCCAAGGCATCGGCATAATCTTCGTAAGTGTCAAATTGCTCAGGAGACAGATCGGTTGGCGCTTGTGCCGGTTGCCGAGACTGTGCGTCCGCGAGCTTTTGTGCTTGCTCTCTTTCCCACTTGCGTTGTTCTCTCGCAAGTCGCTTGCCTACGATTGCGTCTAATTCTTCTTGTGAGAAAGTCTTAGATGCTTCCTGTTCGGCAGGCGTTTCCGGCGTCGTGTTTTCTACAGGCTCGATTGCTGCCGTGGCTTCGAGTTCTGGCGCGGAGGCATCCGCTTCAATAGGAACATTATCGTCCATGTTTAACCCTTAAAGAGTTCCTGATGAGCCGCACCAGTACGGTTTTTCGAGACTTGTTTACTCGTAAAAGACAGAAACTTTAGGTGATGTACCGCCGAGGACGACGTACAGACCCTTGCTAAAATACACGCCACCTTCGTCGCCCGTCAGAGCGTACAGGCCGGGCGCCGCAGCAGTAAATTGCGCGATGATGACTGGATCGCTGGTCGAAGCCGTCGCGCTGTCGTAGACAGTGACCGTGGGGAGAGTGCCTGAAGACACAAAAATGCTCTTCAGCTTACCTGCGCCGACCTTTACCTGTGCGGTTGCGCCAATCTGTGTGTATAATGCAGCCATGATTTAGCCCTTATGCCAAAAATTTTAACTTGTATAAGGTTGAATAATACAACCCAAAAATCTCGTCGATAATGTTTTGGAGTGGGGTACACTCCTTATCGACGACTTTATACCGCATTTTCTCAAGTTCGTCTACCTGACCTTCAAGAAACTCGATAATGTTGTTGGTCTTCTTAGCTGACATGAGCGAAATAGGGCCGATTAGGCCGTATTTTCCCTGATAAGCCTCTGCAAATTTGTCCGCCACATCAATGATGTTTTCGTAAAATTTTTGCAAAGCCTTATGTTTTGCATAGCTACGCGTATTCAGATGCGTCGAATGGGCCACATCGCGCGCAAGAAACAGTGTACCTATAAAATCAGCGCAACTCATTACATCATTCCTTCAGGGGATTGGCCGGGTTCTTCGGGTGGGGCCATAGCTTCTTCGGCGCCCATTTCGGGCATCTGTTGCATCTCAGGCATCTCTCCCATGCCCATTTCAGGCATTGGTGGCTGCTGGGGCTGCATCATCTCTTCGTTCATTTCAGGCTGTTCGCGCATTTCGGGTGATGCACCAATCAGGTCGCCTGTGTCGAGCGCGCCAGCAATAGTACCCATGACGATGTCTTGGATTTGCTCTGGCGTCATGCTGTTCTGAACAGCCGAAATGCGCTTCGTTTCGGCGTCGTAGGCGTCTACTTGCGCCTTGTATTCCTTGATGTCTACTTCGCGCTGCGCGACGCTGTCCTGAACATTCTGGATGATGTCGGTCATCCGGTTCAGTTCCTGCGTCATGGCCTCTATCTGTTGCTGTGCAGCCATCATCTCTGGCGACTGATCGCCGTCCGACAATACCTTCGGGTCAAGGATTTTCTTAAACCGCTCTGCCATTTCTTGCGCGCCCGGCCAATCCATGTTCTTGATGAACAGGTCGCCTGCAACAGCCCAAAGCTGCGGGTTCGACTGCAAAATCTGGCTCATGGCGTCAAGGGCTTCTTGGCGCTTGGTCATGTAGCCGGGGCCAGTTGTGACCATAACGTCGTAAGTACCAACGCCGGGGTTGTAGACCTTTTCGATCAGACCGCCCAATTCATCACGAATTTCCTTGACAGGCTCTTTCTGCGTTGGGTTGAACTTAACCATGTCAACGTCACCGTCAACGCCGATAATGCGTGCGATGCGCTGCGTGTCGTAAATCTTTGGTATCAGGTCTACAATTTGGCGTGTGATGTGCCGAATGGCGCGCGCAAGGTTGTCTACGTAATGGTAAGTGCCGACATCGCCCTGCTTTTCACGCGCTACGATGGCCTTAGCCGACCGTTCGTTGCCCTGTTGGCCGAGGCTGGCGTCATACTGGCCGGTGGTGGCCTTAATGTCCTCACCAGCGCCCATTTTAGCCTGTATCAGGCCCGTTTGGGGTAGCGGGGGTGCTGCACGCTGTGGCAACGGCAAAACGGCTCCAGCGCCGTCTGTAACGTCTGGATTGACTTCCAGATACGGCCAGTTGGTCGTATTGGCAGTCTTCCACTGCATTTCGTAGCCTTCAAACTGACCGCCGTAACCGATAAACGGTGCTTTCGGTGCCAACGCCAGCATTTCTGCTTCTTGGCTGGTCCAGTAGTTGTACATACGCTGGGCGTCTTTGGCGTTACGCACAAGGCCGCTGATGTACAGCTTGCCTTCGACTTCCCATTCGTTACCAACGACGCGCACGACAGGTATCCACTTGCCGGGCCATTCGCGCTCGTCGAGGATGTCGAACCCGTTGGTTTTCATCCACATGACCTTTTGGCGGTCTACTTCGCGGGTGCGAATAGGCTTGCCAAACATGGCTTGCAGATTGGCGTCTTGCGGTGTGCCTTTGAAAGCTGTCTGATTGTCTGGATACAGGTTCAGCGTAGCTTTTTCATACGACTTATAGAAGTATTCGGCGATCCGGATGGTGTCTTCGGCCAGCCACTGCGCCATGCTCTCGTTACCAACGCCCTGCGACATGAGTGTCGAGATAGGCGCTGCGTCTGGGAACATACGCTCATAGTCGGAAATTAGGATGTCTTCGGTGACAAAGCACCACTCAGCGTCAGCGCCGCATGGGTCTTGGATTGTGGGGTCCATATAGACGCTGAACGCATTGCGGACGCGCGCAATGCGGATGTCTTGGTCGAAAGTTTCTTCGTTGCAGTATTCAGTCAGCAGGCGGATGTAGCCTTCGCCGTAGGTGACTTGGTTGTCGCAGGCGGTGTCATACGCAACGTCAGCGTCCGACATATACTCGATGTGGCGCACAACGCCGTTGAAAATCTCGGCGACTTGAACGTCAGCATTGTCGTCAGCGGGTATTACCTTGCCGCTTGGGCGGTTTTGACGCTGTTCGTTGGTGACCTGACGGACGTGTTGCGGCAATTTGTTAATTGTCAAGCAGGGACGTGCGTTAATTGTCTGCCCTTGCACGCTTCCGCGTGTCGCCAGCACGTCAGCAGGCCACTGCCACTGGTTGTCAGGGCTACCGGCCATAAACCGCAGGTCATCCAACTCGTCTTCACGGCTGTCAGAATACGCAGCCTGCGCCATTTGCAGACGCGACCGCATGGTTGCCATCTTGTCATTGTCGTCGCCAGACGTTTTAGGCGGGTTAGAGCCTACGTTGGCGACTTTGCCTGCGGTGTTGATGCCTGTGGGATCGGCCATGTGCTATTTCTTGCCCTTTTTAGCGGCTTGACGCTTGACGCTGTACGCTATCGCCACAGCCTGTTTCACAGGCTTTCCAGCGTTTACTTCAGCCTTAATGTTCTTGCGGAACGCGGCTTTGCTTGTCGATTTGGACAGCGGCATGATTATTTCTTCTTTGTTGGCGTTGGCTTGTACAGTTGAGTCGTGCGAATGACTTGTGCAGGCTTCGCCTTTGGCGAGGCAGGTTTAGCAGGCATTTTAGTCGCTGGGCGACCACCGCCGGGGTTCGTCGTGCCTTCGCGCGCCAAAAGTTTGTCTGCATCGAGCTTGCGACCCGCTAGACGAGCGGCGGCGGCAGCGTTTCTTTGCGCTCCCATCTCAGCTTTTATGACTTTTGGATCGGCAAGACGGCGGCTTGGCGCACCGTAAATATCTTTTCTACCTGATGGCATTTACTTACCCTTCTTAGCTGGTTTTTTAGCGGTTTTTGCGCTCTCTTTGAACGCTTTTGCGGTTGGTGCGCCTTTAGCACCGGGTTTACGCATTTTTTCGCCTGATCCAGCCGCGATGCGGGCCTTCTTGGCGTGAATGTTGGCATATAGTCCGGGCTTCATGAGCATTTCCACCTTTTCAAACTGGCCTTAGCGCGGGTACCATCCTTAGCCTTGGCTGCTACAGCACCCATGCGGGCGCAGAACGACGCTTTGCGGCCTGCATCGGCCTTTGTCTTCGGGTTGGGCGCTGGCGCCTTCAGCTTAGAGCCGGTCGCAGCGTTGTACTTAGCACGGCCTTTGGCGGTCAGCCCCGCGCCTTTGGCAGCGGGCAGCTTCTCTCCACGGCCAACTGACAGCGACACAGACTTTTTCTTGTCCGCCATGCTTACGAACCCATCCAGCTAGTAGAAACTCCGTGCGGAGAATAGCTGCTAACGCGTCGCTTGTCAACGCGTGCTTCACGATGCGCAATCGGGAACGCGAATGTGACCGCTAGGGCGTCCGCAGCGTCCGGTGAGGCCAGCCCGCGCGACTTCATGTCCTTCTTGCTTTCGAGGAAGATGGTCCCCTTGCTGTCAGGCTTTACTTTAGGGCTGATCAGGTCGGTTTTCAGGAACCTATCGTTGGGGATGTGCGCCGTTTTCAGCCAGTCGCGCATGGCGCCCCACATCTCAGCGCGCTTGTTGCCGTACATGAGTTGCTTCATGGCCTTATTGCCGAAGTTCACGCCGCGTATCTTGTACCGCTGCTCTTTCAGCCGGTCTACGACGCCCGCGCCTAGCCCACCTTCGTCGATGACGACCAGCGCGGGCTTATACTCTTCGATAGCGTCGATGACGTGTCCGACCACTTCCATAGTGTCAGCACCGCGGTGGCGCTTGATGGCGATCAGGTCGCGCCCTTGGCGCACGGCGATGACGGTGGCGTCCGCACCGAAGCGCGCAGGGTCAACACCGATAGCTATGGGCGCTGTTTCGTCTTTGTGCTTTGGCCGGGCCATCGCGTCATCGACCAGATTGCTGCCGATGAACTGATCGTCGCCTTCTGATGGGAAGTTGCCGTAGACTTCAACGCTGGCCTGATAGCTGTCTGGCCCGTATTCGTCGATAATGCGCTGGTACAGGTTTTTGTCTGTACCTTCCACATCGCGCGCGTCGATAGTGCGTGTGCGCCAGAACGCCCGTTTGCTGTGAAACGTCTCGTAGAAATAGCCGGTGTTACGCCGCGGGTTGGAAAAGGCCAGATGGAAGCGATGCGGCGTGTTCTCCGTGAAGAAACCATCGCTAACCGACCAGATGCTGTCAGGAATACCGCTGGCTTCGTCGAAGATCAGCATCACACCGTCGAAGTTGTGGACCCCTGCGTATGCGTCAGGGTTCTCTTCGGACCACAGCCGCCCTTCGACTGACCAGTAGCGCGTACCTTTCTTGAGGTCGCGCTCGACCAGTTCGGTCAGCCATTTGGCTGGCATGATGCGTGTGGCGGCTATCTCGAACCAGTGGCTGTTGAGCGACATCGCCAGCCACTTGGTAATTTCTGCCCATGTGACCGAGCGTAGCTGCGCTTCAGAGTTTGCCGACACGATGGTAGTACTACCGATGCGCGTAGACAGCATCCAGATCACCAACCAACTGACCAGCGCCGACTTGCCGATACCGCGTCCAGAAGCCACCGACTCACGGAATGTATCATAGTCTAGCTTACCGTTGTTCTGCTTGATGTGGTCGCGCAGGTCGCCCAGTATCTGACGCTGCCATTTGCGCGGTCCTTGGAAATGTTCGAGCGGCGTACCTTTCTCGCCCCACGGGAATGTCAGCAGTACGAAAGCTAACGGATCATCCTTAATCGACGGCGACCACAGCCGCGTCATCAATTCCATCTCTTCGGATGCGCTGTATATCGGTTGCTGCATGGTAGGTGCTATCCTCTATCTGGGGTACTTCAATGTACGTCCCTTCGATGACGCGCTGCTGTGCCTTTTCCAGCGCGCCTGTAATGCTGATTTGCTGGTCGATGTTAACGTCGATCTGCTGCTTGGCTACCCAGCCATGCTGATGCTTGAGTATTTCCAGCGCAGCCTTGCTGTCGCCATCGCGCGCCGCTTCGTACATGGTCTTGGCCGCGGTGTATTCGCCGTCGGTGCGCCCTTTGATCTCAGCCATCTCGACCAGCGGGTCTGCTTCAGCCAATATGCGGTATTGGCGCGGGGTTAATCCAGCGGCCATAGCGAGGCTGTCGCCTTTCAGTCCGTAGCGCGCGGCTTCATAGATTGCCTCTAACCGCGCCTCGGTGGCTTGCGTGCGCTCAGGTGTAAATGGCAGTGAGTAAAATGTCATTGCGCGTACTATAGTGTGTTGCAAACCATATTGCAAAAAAAATAAAAATTGTTTGCGGTAGGTGCCCGTGACAGTCACGCGGCCCTCGGCCCTCCCCCTCCCCCCTCCAGTCCGCCAGCGTTTCGGCTTTGTTCTATCGCGCAGATTTTGGAATGGCCTTTCACTTTCGCTAATGCGAACGGTTCGCAAAAACACATCGGCTGGCTGGCTATGCTGCGGTGCAACATTTTACTGGGCAGTCTGGGTCATGATTGCGCGGGTCATGATGCGTGGGTCATGACGTCATGACTGCGTAGGTCATGACCAAATTTGCATGGGTGTATTACTGTATTAATACAGCACATGGGCATTCTGGGTCATCGAAATGCAGGCCGTTCTTATAAAGAACAATTTATAACCATATAGGTTAATTATATACTTTTTTCATACTGACTATACAATCCATTACCCAGATTACCCAGAACTCTCCAAGACCCGCGCATTTGAGC